AGGTATGTCCGGTCTTGGTAAACCTTTGTGCCAACAACAGTTAGAAAAAAAAGGTAAAGAAAAAGAAATATCATATAACACTGTAATTAAGTTTTTAATGGGAGATTTACTTGAGGCAGTTGCTATCGCAGTAATGAAAGGTGCAGGTGTTAATATTGAAAAAGTACAAGAGCCTGTAAAATTAAAGATAGGGGGTATAGAATTAAAAGGAACTTACGATGTTAAAATAGATGGTAGAGTGTGGGATATAAAATCTGCTAGTCCATCTAATTTTATGGGTAAGTTTGGTGAGTTTGGTAGCTACAATAAAATAAAAGAGGATGACCCTTTTGGTTATGTTATGCAAGGGCATCTTTATGGTGAGGCAGATAATTCTAATTTTGGTGGATGGATAGCAATAAACAAAGTTACTGGTGAATTTGCTGTATGTGAAGCACCAGAAAATCAACAAAAGGATAGAAAAGAAATATTAGAAAGTGCAAACGAAACAATAAAGTCATTAAAATCTAATAAAAAGTTTGAGAAGTTGTATGGCGAGATAACAGAAACTTATGTTCCTAAGTCTGGAAAAAATAAAGGTTTAAGGATAGAAACTGGTAATACACTTTTAGAAAGTATATGTGGTTATTGTGATTTTAGAAAACATTGTTGGCCAAAATCAACTTTAAGTGAAAAGGTTACATCAAAAGCTAAATCAAAACCGTTGGTTTGGTACAATAAATTAAAAAACACAGAGGTAAAAAATTTATGAACGTATTATGGTTATCAGCACCTTTTCGTAAAGATGATATAATGACTAATAAAGATGCTGTTTGGGTATACACCGAAAATGAAGAACAAACTGGCGGCGGTGAAACTGTTGAGTTTATGAGGTCTACAGAAAATTGTCATCCCCTAATGGTAAGACAGCACCACGGTAAAGGTGGTTTTTATAAAGAAGACAATATACTTAGAACTACACAAGTTATAGAAAGATACTTTAATTCTTTGTTTATAAAAATAAAACAAGGTAAGTTAGCTGTTATGCCTACTATAGATATTAATGATGCTATGATAGAATTAGAAAAAAATGCACCTAGTTTACACCCTCTTTTTGTAAAAAATATTGAATTAGTAAATAGGTATAAAACAAAAACTTTATTATGAGAAGAAAAGGATTTCGTTCTGAATTTGAAAGAAGCTTTGCTCACTGGCTAATTAAAAATGATGTATCTTATGATTATGAAAAATTTTATTTGGAATATCAGCCTAAAATTAAAAAGTATACTCCAGACTTCTATCTACCAAAACAAGATATATACATTGAGACAAAAGGGTTTTTTGATTTTGCAGACAGACAAAAACACTTGTTAGTTATGGAACAAAATCCAGATATTGACATACGATTTTTATTTGTAAATGCTAATAATAAACTTAACAAATCGAGTAAAACAACTTATGGTGCATGGTGTGATAAGCATAAAATACTCTGGGCAGAAAAAAGGATTCCTAACGCATGGTTGAAATAAATGATTTACTAAATGAAACTGAAAAGCTATCTTTGTTACCAGATAGATATTACTTAATACTTAAACCTAGAGGCGATGGTAGTTTTGATGTGATAGCATACGACACCACTAACCCGGCAAAACCAGTTGATGCTACATTTTATGTTTTAAAAGGTTTGATGGAGACTTTAGAAATTGACCTAGATAAGCTAGTGCAAATGGGCCAGATGGCTATTATAGATAAAGTTGTGGAGATACAAAATAAAGGACAACAACCAACAACTGAATTATTAGATGCTGATATTGAACAAGTAGACATGGGTAAAAAACATTGAGTGAAATAAAAGAAAATAACGGTAAGACTATAAAAGAATTAAAAACTCATGATTTTTCTATTACAAAATTTAATAAAGATTTAAAGTATGGTAAGAAACATGAGAAACTTGTAATGGAGTCTAGGCTAGACTATGAGCTTAAAACAGATAGATTAGCACATAAGACAGGCAATGTTTATGTAGAATATGAATCTAGAGGTAAAAATAGTGGTATAACAACCAGTAAATCTAATCTTTGGATATTTAAAATAGTAGATAAAAAGGATAAACATATGTTCTCTATTGAGATTCCACTTGACAGATTGCGTAAATTGGTGTACAATAAATATTCTACCACTCTTGGCGGCGACCACAGAACATCTAAAGGGTATTTAGTTCCTATAGTAGATTTAGTAAAGATTTGACAGTAGAGTTTTGGCAATGGTGGATATTAGTTATGGTAACCATAAATACTTGTATAAATACTATAGTGTTTTTTGTAGGTAGAAAGTTTAAAAAAAATAAAAAATGAGTGAAAAAACAAAAGATTTTTTAGAAGAAGCAGTTAGATTAGTAGGTGGCCAACGCCAAAAAGATTATGGAGATAAAACACAAAATCATAAGAATATAGCAAAGTTATGGTCGGCATACTTAGATTTTGATATTACAGCAGAAAATGTTGCAATTATGATGAGTTTATTAAAAGTAGCACGGACTAAATTAGGTGCTACAAACAAAGATACTTATATTGATATGGCGGCCTACGGTGCTATAGCAGGTGAAATACATTTTAAAAAGGGAGAAAATAATGGAAAATAAAATAGTTAAGATACGCAAATTAGATGATATAGATAAGAATGATTGGGAAGTTCATTTTGATAATGAAACACATATTGTTTACAAGCACGAAGAGATGTTTAAGATAATGGAGTTAGGATTAACTAGAGAAAAGCCAGTAATAAAAAAAGAGGAGACAGATACTCCTATATTTTTTCCCAAAGATGAAGAGTGGGAAAATACAAAAAAGAAAGAAAAAAGAATAGTAGAACAATTTAGAAGTGATGCAAAAAATTTAAGTAGAGCAAACTTTAATAAAAAGTATAATAAAATTAAGGGAGATAATATAGACGCTGTGCTAGATGAATGATACTGTAATAGCTAGTTTTGAGGTTAAAATAACTAAAGAAGGATTATTAATCCTTGAAAGTAAATTAGCTAACCCTATCGAGTTCACTGAAGTAATGGATAAGTGGAACCCCGAATACGAAAACACCCCGGTAATAGCATCTATGTTAGATTACTATTCCGGGGTGTTTAATTTAATGATTAAGGATAGTCAGAAGTTAACTAATTAAATTCCTAATTGTATTTGATTAAATCCTTCTATAGGATATGCATCAACTTCAAAACATATTGAGTTAAAGTGTGCATCATAATCACCTTGACTATCGGCGTATGCTTTAAATTCTTCTACATACATTTCAGTAGATGTTAAGCATGTTTGCATGTCTGGATATAAATACCCTTGATATTTTACCGAGGGCCAATTCGGCATTGAAGTTATTATTATAGCCATTGCTACTTTTATCATCTATCCTCCTAACGGATTACTAGACTCTAATTTTATTTCTTCAATTTGTATATCTTGTAATTCATTTTCTTTTAGTGCAATCGCCACTTGTTTAGATAATTCTGATATAATGCTTTCAAGAGCCTTAATAGTTTCATTAATAGGAGCTATAAAAGGCTGTATTACAAAAGGCTCTGGTATGTCTAGCATAGCTATTTGTTCTTTTACCTTACCTATTTCTTTATATACAGATGTTAAATCTACTGGTGTAATTTTATCATCTACCTTTTTAATTCTATCAATTAAGTCTACTTTGTACTCATTTGCATACAATAAAGCATCATCAATTTTTGCTTCTAGCTCTTTATCTTTCTCTTTTAGTGGTGATAGATTAACTGGAGGTGTAGCCTCTATTGCATCAAGTCTTGAGTTAAACTGACCCCATGTGTAAAAACCTCCACCGATAGCTCCGATTACTCCCAAAAGTGCCGCATATGTGCTAAGTTTATCCATTATTTTCATTGTCTAAGTGCCTCCAATTCAGCAAGTATTTTATTTTTCGCTTTGTTTATTTTTAACAGCTTAACCCTATGGATTTCAACAGGGTCATTCTGCGTGTAAGAACTAAGCGAAGCTCCTACATATATCTCCTTAGAATAAGAAGATAAATCTATTTGTAAAAATAATCCCATGCTCGCATTTTCGTAAATATCCTTTGCAGAATAAAATACTATATCTTTATATGCATCGAGACTATTATCTTTAAAAAATAAGTCTTCTTTTGATAAGTTTTGAGTTGTTTCTTTTGTAACTTTAGCAATTTGTTTTGCTATTGCTTTTAAATTTTTATTTAGTTTTGTTTCTACTTTTGCAACATCTGTAGCAACCCCGTCATCGGTGTCCATTTGTTCTGGTTCTTCCGATTGTACAGTTTCTTGCTCTCCATCTTCTTCGGCCTGTACCTCTGACTCCTCAGCTCCTTCGCTACTGGATTCGTCTTCTTTTGATTTTTCCTCGGGTTCATCATTATTTGCTACTTCTTTTTCTTCTTTTACTGGTTTTGATTCAGTTGGCTCTTCCACTCCTTCATTCTCATTCTCCGCAATCGTTTGAACGCCTTCTTCCTCCGTTGCGATATCTTCCATTGGTTCCTCAAACTCTTCAAAAGACTCTTCAGTAAGTTCATCATTGAACTCCTCCTCAGTTATCTCTTCAAAAAATTCTTCAGCAGTTATGCCTTCGTCTTCAAGAAACTCCATGAACTCTTCTTCCATGCCAGTCTCTTCTAAAAATTCAGTAAAGTCCTCCTCAAATTCTTCTGTAAATATTTCTTCTGTTACCATCATTGGTTCAGAAAATTCTTCTTCAAAAAATACCATTTCCATTTCTGGCATTTCTTCAAAAACCTCCATATCAAACTCTTCTATCGGAGGTAGTTCTTCTATATCTACTATCTCAATATCTTCAAAATAAAATGAATCATCAAAAGTAAACTCATCTTCAAATACTATTTCTTCTTCTATAGGTATTTCAAATATAGGTAAATCTTCTTCATACCAATTAAAATCATCTGGTATGTCTTCTATAATATCTACTATATCTGTATCAATGTCATCTATAATATCTTGTGTTTCTTCATTGATAGGTGGTATATAAGTATAAGTAATATCTAATGTAACATTATCTACATCTGGCCCACGATGATAGTTATCATAAGTTGTGCCTGCTGTTTCATTATATAACTCTGCTCTTATTGTAAAATCCGTTTGTGTGTTTGAGCCTTGAGTATAAACATTTGTGTAGTTTGTAAACTCACCTTCATTAAAATTTCTATTAGGGTCATGGTCATTTATATCTCTAACTTGTGTAGATACTGAACCATCGGAGCCTGTAACAGTTTGTTTAAGGGTAAGTGTATTTTCAATACCATTCCAAAACCATACATCTGCCCCCATAGTTGAGGTAAAACCTTGATTAACTTCTTGTTGTGTTAGGTGGCCATCACCAACTAAATCTACATCTTGATATACATTATCTTCCTCATGCCCTTCAAATGCTAATACACCACCACTATCATCCATTCCTGTTTGATATGGAAATCCATTCCAAGCACCATGAGTATGAACACCCTCATCACCATCTGTTGACCAACCAGTTGTAGTGGTATTGTTTCCAGTTCCAAATGTTGAGTTGGTAAGAACATTACCTGTATTTAATGTTTGAGCATTACCAATACTGTATATACACAAAAAAGATATAGCTATTGAAAGCCATATCGAGTAATATAAATACCTCATCCTGCGTGTATGTTAATTACTTTTTTTTCGTTTGTTTCTAAATCTGTTTCAATAATTATGTTATCTACCTCTTCTTGTTTCTTTAGAGTTTCTAACTTTGCTTTTTCCTCAGCTATCTTTCTAGCTAGTTCTTCTTGTTCTTTTTGTATTCTTATTGCTTCTAATTCAGCATCTATTCTAGACCTTGTTTCTAGTTTAGATATATATTCATCGTAGTCTGGTCTTTCTACGTCATACTTATTCCACTGCTCTAGTGCTTCTTTACCTATTTTACCCTCAAAAGGACAAGGAGTTCCTGCCATTTGCATAGCAAAAAATACTCTTTCATCTTGGCAAAGTAATGAAACCGCCGCTACTTTCATCCCGTAATCGTATAAAACTTTAGATAACTTTATCCTTTCACAGTTAAGGTCACGAACATGCTTACCGCCAGAGACACCAAAACCAAGAGTAGATACAGAGCCACTAATACCCATGCTACAAACATCTTGAGACATAGCTGAATACGAAGGGGCATTAGCTGAGTTGACGGGTACATCTGACCCATTTGTAGTTGAAGTAGTGGTACTCGTTGTTGTGTTTGTTTGCCCTCCTGAGTATGAGTTTGTTGTTGTAGATGTGTAGCCACCCGTAATTTGCGTGTTACTACCTGAAGAATTTGTTTGAGCGTTATTATCATTTGTTGAGTCCGAAAATACTGGTTTAGAAAATACTGTAATTATTACAAGAAATAAAATTAATATACTATTTTTTAACAAGGCTACCTCCAAAATATAATCCAACAATGGCAGACATTAGGTGGGTATCTAGTGGAGTAATAACAACACCAAAAAACTCTCTATCTAGAGTTATTTCTTTTTGTTCTATTAAGAATAAGAATCCTCTAGTAAATTCTGTCCAAGTTAAGTAAACACTTGTATCAAAAAATACAGGCACTAGCTTAGGCCATCCAATAATAAAAAATACAGCAGTTAAAGCTATTATTCTTCTTGTCCATTGAAAGCCTTTGTTTTCATATGTTCTTGCCTTATCAATGTAAGACATTTGAGCATCAGCTCTTGCTAACAACATTTTTTGCTCATCTTGTTTTGCTTTTATACTCTGGCCCCAAATGGACATAAATCCACCTAAGACACTAGAGCCTAGCATTGTAATCATTTCTACTGGTAAACCACCTAACATCTATTTTTTTCTCCCTATACTATGTTACTAAAGATAATTAAAAGTAGAATAGCGGCTACTGCACTTGCGGCTATCTTTCCTTTTTTACTCAAGCCATTCCACATTTCTTTTAATTTATTCATGCTTCCTCCTAGTTATCTAATTTCTTATTTATATTTTTTAATTCTGATTCTATTACAGCAAGTCTAACTTCCATTTTTGTAAACATTACTATGGCTTGTTCCATCCTATCTACGTCTTGTTCCATTGCTGAAATACGTTGTGAAGTCATACCCCAAGTTACACCTAAAGCTAGCACTACTCCAATAAACCAGATTGTATCTTTTGTGTTCATCATTCTCCTAACAACCCACTCATTTGCTCTGCAATATTCTCTATATTTGTTTGGCCTTCTTCATCTTCAAGAAGTAAATGCTTTGCAAGTATAGGTAGCATTACATCATTGTATATAAATATAAACGCTTTTCTATATTCTTCTTCTTTCAATGGTTTTTCTGAGTTTAGTATTTTAAGTAAGTTATTAGATGCTTCTCTATTTGTAAGTATCTCAGTTATGAAAGCTTGTTTTGATTTTCTAAATTGTAAAAATGATGCTTCACCAAATACATAAGTAGGAGATATAATACCTCTTATGACATTGTATATTCTACTTTGTAAACTTGGTATACTTAATCCCCTAGCTAAACCTTCTAATGTAGCGGCAGGGCCACCTTTACCACCACTCTCTTTTATTAATATACTTGTTAATGATACTAAAGTTTCAAATTCTTCTTCTGGTATGATAGTTCTAAATAAATCTTCATCTTCAGTTAATCTTTTTTTAAGAATAGCGAGGTTTATAAAGTTGTCATCATTAGCACGGGTAACTCTTTGTGGTGGTGCCGCTTTAAATGGATTTAAAATTTTGTTCGTTATTTTTTCTTGTACATCACCTAGTGTTAGTTTCTCTAATTTTCTAGCTCCAACAGTAGTTCCTGCACCCACTTCATCCATTAAACCTGCATAAAGTAAATCTTTCATAATAGAATCAAAACTTTCTTTAGTTAAGACTTGTTCTTTACCTTTTACTTTATT